CCAGAAGGTGAGCTTAATGCAGAAGAAAAAGAAGCTCTGGAGGTAGGCGAGAAACTAGCTGAACAACAAGAGACTCTACTTGCTGGTAAATTTAAAGATGCGGAGGAACTTGAAAAAGGATACATCGAACTCCAAAAAAAGCTTGGCTCTAAGGAGGAGACTCCTGAAGAGGAAGTTACTGAGACCAAAGACGAAAAGGTAGAAGAAAAAGAAGAAGAAATTAAAACAGAATTCTTAGATACACTATGGGAAGAAGGAGTTAAAGGTGAGTACACTGAAGAGACTCTGAAACAATTAGGTTCTATGGATGCTAGGGACATAGCTCAAATGTACCTCAAGTATCGTTCAGACAATCAATCAACTAATGCTGAGCCTGAAGCTAAAGGTCTTACTGAATCTCAAGTCACTCAACTTAAAGGTGTTGTAGGTGCTGAAGGTGATTATGATAAGATGATGGAGTGGGCTGGTACTGCGCTACAAGAAGATGAAATTAAAATGTATGATGCGGTCATGGATAAAGGTGACCCTCTTGCAGCCTTCTTTGCAGTACAAGCTTTAGCTTATAGATTCAATGATTCACGTGGAGTAGAAGGACAGATGTTACAAGGTAAAGCACCTACTGAAAAGGGTGACACCTTCCGTAGTCAGGCGGAAGTTGTTCGCGCTATGAGCGACCCTAAATATGATTCTGACCCTGCCTATCGTCAGGACATCTACGATAAACTAGAAAGATCTAACCTTAAATTCTAATGCCACAAGGTAAAGGAACCTATGGTTCTAAAAAAGGGAGACCTCCTAAGAAAGGTACTAAAAAAAATTCACTTAAAATCAAATACTAATGAGTACAGCCACACTAACTAAACAATCTAAT